AGGTTAAGGAGGACCTCAAAATCACAACTAGCAGAGTTTCTGATTGGTTTTCAAAGACTTTCGCTTCGATGCATCCGGATGCAAGTCTGGATAGTGTCGTTGTGGAAGAACTTGGAGATCAGGAAGGAGACAATGAGGATTCTAAAGGAGTATGTGGAGTTATCATGTACTACCTTAAGTCGCGTATGTTCGCGGAGGATCCTGCTGCAGTCTTTTCACAAGATTGCACCAAATTCAACACATTCAGTATGGCATTCAAGAACTTCGGTTCTTTTGTGTCCAACTGTGTATCTGTTTTAGGACAGATGGTTGACAAGTGTTGGGAATGGGCCACTGGGAGGCCTTTTTTCGATACGAGTCAAATGATGTTTGATTTGGATAAAGTTGTGAACGTTCAGATGGAAGTTTTGAAAACTGCGAGCGCATCCAGTACCATGGTTAATGATACTGAGATGAGAAAGAAAGTGATTGATGCGTATCAATTGCTTACTTCTTATCGCGCTCGCATGTTGAAGACGAAAGCTTTTACTCCGGCGTCTATCCAGGCGTTGGGGCAGATGATTTTCGCTTTTCATCCTACCTATATCGCGGCTTTTCAAGCCGAGAATCAGGCAGGCAGACAGGAGCCCGTGTGGGTTTACCTATACGGAACTCCTGGTACTGGAAAAACTTCTTTGCTCACCTTTCTTCTTGCCGCCCTATATCAGCGCGTGTTCGCAAAACGCATGACAAGGGCCGACAGGTATGAGAGGAAGCAGTCACAGGAATTTTGGGATGGCTACGCCGGTCAGTGGGCAACCACTATCGACGATATTTATCAATCAAAGGATGCACAGAGTCGCGGTACCGTCAGCACGGAGCTGATTTACGCTTGCAACTCGAATGCATATCCTTTGCACATGGCACATCTTGAAGAGAAGTCCACTACTCTTTTCAAGTCTCTGGTCGTTGGTACCACAACCAATGAAACAGATGTCCCAACCAATATGCAAGTCACGGATCCTGAGGCGGTTTTCCGTCGCCGTGATTTTGTAGTGAGGGTGCGTGCTGATCCAAAGTACGTACAGGAAGGTGTTGTTAATTATCCTCCGATAGTTGAATGGAGCACTGGGCTTTTCGATCGGTGGGTCTTGGACCTGCAGGTTGGAAAACACTATGTTCCGATTAGCTTTGGAGATCTTGTAACAAAGATGGCAGACGCCTATCGTAGGAAAGAAATTGCTTTCGCTGGCCTTGACAAAGCCATGCGTGACATTGATTTTTCTGCGCCAAATTTAGCTTCTCTGCCTCAATCGCC